GCTTGGTTTTTCTCTAAAAATGGATTACATAAGTTGGCTGATGGTGGTTCTTCCGATGCGGTAGTTACACAAATAACAAAAAGAGTAAATGGTGGTACAATTGGATTGGCTGACCGCATAAAACATTTTAAAGAGTATTACTACTTACTAGCATAAGACAATGGGATTATTAATAGAACACAGATTATTTGAGGGTAAAGTACAAGAAGACCAAAATGGAAAGTTCTTGGTTAAGGGTGTATTGCAAAGAGCAGATGCTCCTAACCAAAATCATCGTATTTATCCTGAAGCAATTCTTAAAAGAGAAGCAAAGAAATACGATACTTTAATTCAAGAACGCAGAGCTTTGGGTGAACTAGACCATCCTGAATCAACTGTCATCAACTTAAAGAATGTATCTCATAATATTGTAGAAATGCATTGGGAAGGGAAGGATTTGTGTGGGACTGTTGAAGTTCTTTCAACTCCATCTGGTAACATCTTAAAACAATTATTCAAACACAATATCCGTTTGGGTATTAGTAGTAGAGGTATGGGTTCAGTTAAACCTATGAGAGAGAATACAGTAATGGTTCAAGAAGATTTTGAACTTATTGGATTTGATTTTGTATCTAATCCATCTACACATGGTGCATTCTTATCACCAACTGGTATGAACGAAAGCGTACAAAAAGAAATTGATGAATGTGGTAAGTTTTGTAAAGCACAAGATTTAATGAGACAAATAATAGAGGAATTAAACTAATGATAAAGTTAAAGAAATTATTGGGAGAAGGTGAAAATCCAAAAGCACCTAAACAAACTTTAAGCAACGAAGCAAGAAGACACTTTTTAGAAATCATTTCTACTTATGGTTCATTTGGACCAAAGTTAAAGAATGAGAATGATTTGGCACAAATTGCTGAAACATTAGGTGCAATTACAGATGCAGCTAGTGAGTTCGCTAATAAAGAAGCCGGTAATCACTTTGACGAGAGCACTGTTAAACGAAATATGAATGAGCTAGGGAAACTATCATCTCAATTCGAAAAGATAGCTAACGAGGCAAAGTCACTACATTCACAGATGGAAAATCTATACGAAGATATGGGACACATTATAGGTAGATACTATGGTGTTAGTGAATTAAGTGAAGAAGAGGTAAACCAAAGATTAGGCATCCGTAGTGAAGAATTGGTTGGCAATCAACATAAATTAGATTTGGATAAGGATGGTGATATTGGTTCAGACGATTTAGCCAAATTAAGAGCACAAAAATAAAATGATAAAGCTAACCGATTTAGTTAAAGGATATGGTAAGTTTGAACAAGGAGTTGTTTATTCTAATCCATATCATAGTGCATTCAAACCGCAAGTTAAAGAAGAGGTATTAGAAGAAGCACAATCTGTTAGTATGGATTTTGCTAAAGCTGGTGGAGTTAAGTTCTACGCATCATCAAAAGATGGTAATATTGTTTTAATTCCAGCTTCAATAAAAGATTCTACAAATGTAGATACAATTAAAAAGAGTTTGGGAGATAATGATTTTTTATCAGCATTAGAAACTCGTATAGAAAAAAAGTTAGGATTAAAAGTAGTTGCAAATAAAAGATATAGTGGTGCTGGGTATTCATTTGAAATAGATATGGATACATTATTAAAGAAACTATAATGATTAAGTTAAAATCCATATTAAAAGAAAAGCTAGATAATAACGAATATCAAATGGTTGATGGTATAGTAGATATACTTAATCAAGTATTAGATGTAGAAAATCGTAAAGCAATTGCTGATAATATGGTAAGACAGTTTAAAGACGAAGGTATTCAGTTTGATTACGATAAATTTTATAAAGCAATAGGGTGTTGATATGATAAAGTTAAAAGATTTACTTAACGAAGGGTTAGACCCAAAAGCGCAAAGATTTTTAGATGCTATTCAAATAAATGATAGAAATATTAAAGATTTGAAAAATATCACCGTAGACGCAACACCACAAGGAAATTGGATAGTATATCTTAAAGGTAAAAAATTATGTACTGTGAATGGTAAAATGCTTGATGATAGAACTATAATGAAATATGGTTTAGAAGAAGGAATAACCGAATCAGTACAATCTATGAAATTGGAGTTGATGAAACAATTAAAGTGGGCAACCATACAATTAAAAAAATCAACCAATAGTAGTGATGTTCGTAAATATACTAAAATCAAAAACGATGCTATTGCTAAATTAGACCATATTAAAAAGACAGGAAAATACGAAAATGTAAATGAAGATGGATTTCCTGGTGGAGCAGGTGTAGGTTTATCATTACCGGGTGGCTATATAAATGGTGCACCATCTTATGATAAAGTAAAATCAACAAAGAAAAGAATACAAAACGATAAAAATGACCGTTATACGGAAGTAGCAAAAAAATAAAGTTATTATGATTAACATTGAAGTAAAAGATGGCAACATAGCCGGAGCATTAAAAAGATTAAAGAAAAAGTTTGATTCTATTGGTGTTGTTAAAGAATTAAGGGATAGACAACAATTCACAAAACCATCTGTTACAAAAAGAGAAATGATGGAAAAAGCTGAAAGAAAACAACTAATCCAACAAAAAGACCTTTACACAGGCAGAAAATTAAAAGAAATTCCTAAAAAATTTCGTAGTTTATATAAATAATTTACTTTTTTTTTAAAAAGTATATATGTATAATGTATAATACCAATATCATTTGGTAAATTAAAGTTAGTTGATGAATAGTTTATCCTTATATAAACTCACCGAAAATCTAACAAAATTCGATTAGACCTGAAATCAATAGGTTTAGAAAAATCAAGTATAACAAATGGCAAGTTCAAAATTGTTAAAAGAAGCAATCGCCGATGCTAAAGCTGTAAGAGAAACCGCATTAGCAAACGCAAAACTTCAATTAGAGGAAGCATTTACACCTCGTTTGAAGTCAATTCTTTCTCAAAAATTACGTGCAGAAGCTGAAAATATGGAAGCTGATGACGAAATGGGTGGAGAAGAAGAAGAAGAAAAAGTGGAAGAAGAATTAAGTTCTTCTAACATTGGAGGTGGTGCACAACCAACATTAGATTCAGCAGAAGCTGAAGATGAGTTAGGTGCAGCAGACGTAACTAAAACTTCTGGTGAGCCAGAGGCAGAGGTTGAAGATTATGATTTCGCTAAATCTATTACAGAAGAAGAGGATGAAGAATCAGCAGAAGATGCAGTAGAAGATGCAGCTGAATACAACGAAGAAGAAGAAATAGAAGATGATTCTATGGAAGGTGATTCTATACCAGCTCCAACTGAAGATGATTTAGATTTAGAAGCTATTATTCGTGAATTAGAAAACGAATTAGAAATGGGTGATGACGAAATGGGTGATGACGAAATGGGTGATGACGAAATGCAAGAAGATGCAGCTGACCCAATGGCATCTCAAGATGGTGATGAAACTCCATTAGCTTATACTGAAGGTGAAGATGAAGGTTCGGCAGAAGATGCAGCAGAAGATGCAGCAGAAGATGAGCAAGAATTAAACATTGAAGCAATCATCAAAGAATTAGAAGAAGAAGAAGCAGCAGAAGAAGAAGAAAAAGCAGCAGTAGCAGAAGCAAAATCATTGAAAAGTGAATTAGCAGAAGCAATCTCTGTAATCAAAACTTTGAAGTCTACAATCAATGAGATTAACTTATTGAACGCTAAACTTTTATATTCTAACAAATTATTTAGAGGATACAACTTAACTAACGAACAAAAATCTAAAGTTATTGATTCATTCGATAGAACTGGAACAATTCGTGAAGTTAAATTAGTTTACTCAACAATCGCCGAATCTATGAAGATGGGTGGAAGTATTAAGAAAGTAGAATCTGTAAAAAGAATCACAGAAGGAGCTTCTAAACCACAAAAAAGTACTGGCGTAGAAAAACAAATCATCAGCGAAAACTCTGCTTACTCTGATAGATTTAAACAATTAGCAGGATTATTAAAAAAATAAAATAAGGAAACAAAACAAATGGCACAATTTGATTTAAACAAATTAATGGAAGGCAAGAACCCAACATCAGTAATGTTGGAGCAAACTCGCGGGTTGAAAACCAAGTGGGAAAAAACTGGTCTTTTAGAAGGCTTGACTGGCGCTACTGAAGAGCACGGAATGGCAGTTATCTTGGAAAACCAAGCAAAACAATTATTAGATGAAACTACAAAGACTGGAACTGCAGGTTCTGAAGAATGGTCTGGTGTAGCTTTACCTTTGGTACGTCGTATCTTTGGTGAAATCGCAGCAAAGGAATTTGTTTCGGTTCAACCAATGAACTTACCATCAGGTCTTATTTTCTACATGGACTTCAAATATGGTACTAACCCAGCGGGTAATCCAAATTTCACAGGTTCATCTTTGTTTGGTAACAGTGGTACTTTCGGTAAAGATTCTTTATCTCCAGCTGGTAACAAATTAGGTTCAACTCAAGCGGCTGAAGGTGGTCTTTACGGAGCAGGTCGTTTCGGATACACTATCAACAACGCTACTGCTGCTATCACTGCTACTTTTGCATCTGCATCTTTAGCTGATATCGATTATGATTTATCTTCTGGTTCAGTTTCTGCATCATTTGCAGGTAACACATTGAAGAAAATTGTTGTGGCTTTACCAGCTGATGCTGATTTCAACGGTGTTAGAGCATTCGAACCAACTTTATTGACAGGTTCTGTAACAGGATACTATCCTCAATATACAACTAAAAATGGTTCTAACGTTGAATTCGTTGCAACTGTAACTGGTTTATCTAACCTTGCAACTGTTGGTGTATCATTAGCATATCACGTACAACCTACTGATATTTCTCGTGGTGATTTCGAAGATAGAGGAACAGATTTGGCAATTCCAGAAATTGAATTGGAATTGAAATCAGAGCCTATCGTTGCTAAAACACGTAAGTTGAAGGCAATTTGGACTCCTGAATTGGCGCAAGATTTGAACGCATATCACTCTGTAGATGCAGAAGCTGAATTGACTCAAATGTTATCTGAATACATCTCTTTGGAGATTGATTTGGAAATCCTTGAGATGTTGCAGCAGAACGCATTCACAACTGAATACTGGTCATCTAAAGTAGGATATGAGTGGACTGGTGCTGGATTTGCTATTGATTCTAACGCAGCAGCTGCTTCGGCTTACCAAAAGAATACTTGGTTCCAAACTTTGGGTATCAAATTGCAGAAAGTATCTAACAAAATTCACCAATTGACTATGCGTGGTGGAGCAAACTTCTTGGTTGTTTCTCCAAACGTAGCTACAATTTTGGAATCAATGAACGGATTC